GTCTTTCTTTTTCTCACATTGGTGACGTGAAGCAAATGCCTTTCTCGCCTTCGCATTTGATACTTTTGCAGTCAATCCTCCACTTACATCACCAAATGAAATCTTTTTTATTTTTCCTGTGGATGGATTTTTAACATAAACAACATATTTCTTTCCACCACCAGTATTTCTCATTGGTCTCCCAACCTGAACTTTTCTTCCCTTATATTCGGCTTCATTTAAACCTTCTTCAATAACAGGAATATCCAAATAAACTTCTTGGCCATTAGACAATTTTGCCTTTTTACCTAAATCGCTTTCAACTATTTCAACATCTTTCTCACTTAATTCAATCATACCATTCTCATAAAGGTATCTAACTTCATTAATTAAATTAAAGAATGAATCAGAATGACTTCTGAATACATTTTCAGAAAGTGGAATTTGATTTTCAATATGGTATTTTAAATTATCGGTTACATCAACATTTTCAGTTATAACCATCGATTCTCTTACTTTTGCCGCTTCTTGCAAAATTTGTTTTACTAATAAATTAATGTTTTTCATTTAACCAATTTTTTCAACAAAAAATATAATCCAAAAAAGAATGCTGAGACGCAATAAAATATAAAAGTAGTTGTCCAGTATGAACCTGTCGAGTCCATCACCATTTTGAACAGCACGTCGAACCCAAGGGGGTTGAAGAAGGTTGCAACTACTAAAGCAACTGTCGCCAGATTCCTGTGAAGTGTCTGTTTCCAAGTTGTCATTACCCATTTATTTGGATTTAAATTTTATGTCCAATGAAGGACAAATTATCAATAATAAATACTCGAATATTTATAAGATAAACAATAATATTATGGCTACAAAATCTACAGGTGCTTCAAAAATAACCTTTGGTTCTAAAAAGGCTGGTAAGTCTTCGAAAAAATTCACATCAAATAAGACATCGAAGAACTACAAAAAACCTTATAGGGGTCAAGGAAGATAAAAAAATTAAACTAAAATGAGTAAAGATTCTATTAAGGGATTCTTTTCTAAAATGTTTTCCGGCAGTAGCGGCGTGTCCTCAAAAAGGGTAGTTGCGGTAATTGCTATTGTCAATATCATAATTTTTTGTTATATTGCTACATTCTTAGGCAAAACCATACCTGAGTTTATGTTTGATGGATTAGCCCTTATCTCAGGAGGTGGTATGGGTCTAACAGCTATGGAAAACATATTTAGTAAAAAGAAAAATAAAAATGAAGATGACATACCTCCAACTGAATAATTTATGAAAATGATACAGATATTAAAAAAACATTGGTACATTTTGGTAATTCTACTTCTTGTATTTTTACTTTGGTATAATTTCAAGAATCGTTACCGATTAATTGAGAACATTGAAGTTGAGCGGTCTCAAGTAATTAAAGACCTGAGAGATTCAGTAAATCTTTTGGTGGATAAAAATATAGAAGTCCAAACAAAGTACGACGAACAACAGCAAATATTAATTCAAAACATAACAACAGAAAATGAAAAAATTATTACAAAAATTGTTAATATCCCTCGCTATAGTGATAAGCAGCGTGACAGCCTATGGTCAACAACATCTGATGCCCAAGAGGATAGTATACCAAGGGGATACTGGGATATTCTTAACAAAAAGACAGGAGGCAGAAGTATTAAAGAACTTGGCGTACAAGGAGTACTACAAAACAAACCTTGATTCAATGTTCAAGTTTGCAGATAACTGCACCGAGGCACTTTTATTGTCTCGTGAGGCGTTCTTTGGTCTATACGACAATTATAATAAATTGGAAGATGAGGCACATATTCTCGAGGATACTTTAGCTCAAGCAAAATTTGAGAAGAAATTAGCAGTTGGGAAAGCCGAACAAGAAAAAAATAAAAGAGTAGTTTGGAAAAGAATTGCAATCGGTGAGGGAATATTAATCGCCGGTGCTATCACAGGAGTTGTTACAGGAGCTTGGGTTCCTGTAGTAGCAGTTGTTGTTGTCGCCGAAATGGCAATTATTTTAAACAAACAAGCTCCAAAAATAAGTGCTAAAAATTTGTTCTTTAAACCTTAATAAAATTTATTTTTAGCCAACGACAAACGGTGGATTAAATTTTTGATAAGACCTTTAGTGTATTTTTTATTTTTACACTTTTTAGAACAAAATAGATTTTCAAAATTAAAAATTAGTTTTTCACATGCCTCAAAATGTGACCTTGTTTTGGACGAGTCAATACATTTGTTTATCTTAATATAGTGGTCATTCATAGACAAAATATATTAATTAAAGTTTAAAAAAGGAAATTTTTTTAAAAAATAATCAACCATTAAGGTAACCTCCTTTTCTCCGCAATTAATCTTTCTTTGTCTTGAGAACTCAGATATCCATTTTTTTGATATGTCAGTTAACGATTCTTTAAAACTTTTACCACTAACCCCAATCATATAATCTCCGTTAAATAATTCCTGATTAGTTTCATTTACTAACATAAAACTAATTTCTTGTTTAAGTGGAGAAGTTTCTTGACAAAACTTTAAAAATTCTTTGATTGATTCAAATTTTTGTAAGTTAAATGTGCTATTATTTTTAATGTTAATTTTCATAATTAATCTAAAAAATTTGATTTAAGTTTAATCCAGGGAACGGCTCTTTTTTGGAACATAGTATAAAATAGTTCTGAACCAAGTGATGATAAGTTACCAAAACTTTCATTATATTCTAAAGCCTCTCTAACACTCCATTCTACATAAACATTAAATGATGGAGCCCATCCTTCTGAACCAAAAGACTCTTCAAATTCTTCATCATCAACATTCACTGATTTGATGCATTTGTATTTTCTTTTTAAGACACTTCCAAAAATTTTTTGAAATTGTTCTTTTTCTTTACTATATTTCATTACAGAATGGATAGAAGAATATTACTTGAGTATTATTTAAATAAATATATTACATCTCAATATAATCTAATAGAAAGGATTGATGTTGTGTCATTAAAATATATTGGGGACCGTATAGATATTGATACGTTAATAATTGTAGACTCCGAAACATTTAATACAAAATTTAAATTAACTGAAACATTACGGGAAGTTTTTGTTTTGGATTATAGAATACCTCAAACCTTTTTACAGGCACCAATCTTCAAAGAGAATGACGAAATAAATTTTGACAAAATTAAAAAAGACATTAAACACTATATAAAAATTATAGTTAATAAAAGAATTAATTTATTTAAAATGGATTTGAAACTTGAAAAAGCATATTCAAACAACTATAAATAAAGTCCATAAAAGAGAACTAAATGAGTTATTTGGGAAAGAGTCAAAAGTTATTGTTGAGGATTTTACATATTCAACAAACGGGAAATTCTTCTCTTGTTCCGTTACACTTTATGTTGAAGATGTTGATAAGCATCTTGATTTATTTCCTTTTGCTCTTGAGCAACTTGTAATGGATTCTTTTAGATTATTTGCATTAGGTAAAGAATTACAAATAACATCATCGATAAAACAAATAGAAAATGGCTCACCCAGTTGAACACGCAGAATCCTCAGTTAAAATATGGGGTGGAAAAGTTGAAGATTATTTACCCATGCATAATTGGCTTGATGAAACAAAAGGGTGGATTTGTCATTCAATACATAGAATGTTCCGTCATCATGCTGAAGGAATATTTGAAATGGAAAAAATATTTGGTCAGTCATTTATTAATTCTGATGGTAAAGTAGTTTACACAAGATATGTTGGGGAAATGCATGTCAGGGAAGATTGTGATGGATATGTCCCAACTGCAAAGGAGTGGATTGAGTCTTTGGAAAATAAAGAAAGACCTAAGTGGATGATGAAGACAATGAAACTAAACAAAGACAAATAATATTTATTGATATGGAAATACAATTAACGCCTGAGGAAAAGAAATCCTTATCACAATATTTTATCTATATTAGAAGTTTTGGGTCAACCACCGCAAATGCAACTTGTTACTTTGAATACGGTAGTTTCACTTATGGAGGCAATGTTTATACAAATGGAAGAATAATTGAAAAATTCAAACCAGTTGAGTTACTAATGGAAAGAATATTAGATAATATTGACCCTGATGATTTTGATAATGATGAATTTCACGACCAAGATGACCTTGATTATTTCTCAATAGATTTTGATTTTGATTGTTTAAATAAAACAATTGATGTTAATTGTAATTTCACTGTTCGTGGTCATGAAGATACTGGAAGTAGTGGAGAAATTCCTGAAGAAGTTTTTGATGAAATCTTTAAAGAATATTCTGTAACTGAAATAATTTGTACATATAATGGTGGTGGAGATAGTGGATATATTGATAGTGACATGGAACTTGGTAGAGACACTGTTCCAACAACATCAGGTATTGAGGATTATTGTTATACTGTTCTTGAAGACTTTAGTGGTTGGGAAATAAACGAAGGTTCCCAAGGAAACATAAGATTTAACTTAAAAAGTAAAGAATATTCGGTTAATCACGAATGGAATACCGAAGAGCCTCGCAGTTTTAGTATTTTAGAAATTAAAATTTAGAAAACCTGAATTGTTCTTTTTGGTCTATCGTCACCAAAATTAGGACAGAAATAAACATTGTTTCCATCGTGATAGATAGTTCCACCTACTCCATTAGGAATTTTGTGCTTTTCGTGAAATTTCTCACCTAAATCTATTTGGTAATTTCCATCGTGAACTAAGAAACATAAGTTCTCGTATCCACAAGTATATTGCTGGTCTTTATTCTTGTGTCTCATAAACTCGTCGAATGACATAACATAACGAGCGTTTTCACTCATAAGTCTTTTAACGACTTTATCTAATTGACTTTCTGTAAGTTTAATTTCTTTTCCCATAATTTATAAATAGTTTGAATATTATATTTTACTTTTTAAATGCTGCGTAAACATTATATCCGTCAGAGCTCGAGGTGACTTTTCTCGTACCAACAAGTGTAGGTTCATAATCAATACCCAATTGTGTTTGAGCATCCTCTCTTGCTTTTTTGAACGCAACTTCTCTATCATCAGACTTTGAATTAACTAGAATATCATATGGGTCCGTTGTTTTTAATTGTTCAAAATATTGAGTAACTTCTTGCGGTGCATTTCCTAACTGTTGGTCAGCAGTTGTGCTATTAATTACTGATGTTTCAGAACCTTCTTCTCCTCCTTCGGATTTACATTTTCTTATATGTTCTCTTTTTTCTTTTCCTCTTAATCCTTTTGCCTTTGCTTCAGCTCTACAATTTCTTTTTTTTGTTCTTTTTTCTTTTCTTGTTTGTCCGTCTTCTGTCGGTGTATTTTCTTCATCACTTTCAGCATTTATACCTCCTTCAGCTTTACAATTTCTCATGAACTCTCTTCTTTCTTTTGTAAATCTTTTTAGTCCTTGATTTTTTGCCTCAGCTTTACAATCTCTTCTTATTTCTCTTTTTGTTTTAGGTTCTTCGTCAGATGTATTTGTTACAGTAACAACTGCAGGTTCATTTGATGTGGCAGCAGCTGCTGCAGTCTCCTCACCGCTGGCGGCGTTAGTAGTTTCAGTTGAGGTAGTATTAGTATTTGTTGCGGCTGTGGACTCAGCCTTTCCTGGTATTGTAATAACCTCACCAACAAAAATCCAATTGTATCCACAATATCTTCCACAATTTGGTTGTCCTGACCTTAAAGTATCTTTGTTCTCTTCCCATATATCCATCCACTTAACACCAAAAGCCTTTCCTATTTTGGAAAGAGTATCGCCCTTAACAATGGTGTATTCGCCTGTTGATGGATTCCAATCCCCACCAAGTCCACCAGGTGCGGCATCTTCATTTATTACATTTTTTTTTTCTGTTAATGTAAGTCCTCTGTTATAGTTTAACAATTACTTTATCTGATTAATTTCCTCATTCAATAGATTCTTCATGAAAACTTTTTTTTTATAAATATCTTTTTTTTAAAAAAGTTTGGAGTAATACGGTTAATTACAGTATATTTGTAGAATAAATCCAAAACAAATGAAAAGTACCATCATCACAATCACCTTTATCCTTTTGAGTTTTATTTCTAATGCTCAAAGAAAATATTTTTACCCTAATTTATATTCTTCTTATCTATTGGACTCATTGTCCATCCCATACATTCCTATGGAATTAAGAGTGTCTGGTGAAGAATACTCCAAAAATTTTGAAAAAAAATTTATTGAGTTCTTTGGTGACGACCTTAGTTTCAATCCGAATGAATCTAGTGACTATTTGGCCTATGAGCTTTTTACCTTTAATAAAGAGTTTGTATCTGAAAGGGACTCATTTTTTAATTTTTTTATGAGTGATTTTGAATGTTATGTAGTTGGTCAATCATGTATTCCCATGAAAAACT